TCATCCAGTGACGGATCCACGAAGGTTGTGCCCTGCGTCGCCTTGCAGATGGCAAACTGCGCCGACTCCGCGAGCTCCGCCCAGTCCCTCACGGGGTGGTGGTGGCTGATGTCCGGGATGGTCTTCACCGGGTGGGCTTTCGCGCCGTCCGACAGCACCACGACAGTGTGGCCTTTCGAGGCAGTCACGAGGATATCACCCCGGAGCAGATAGTCAGAGGTCTTCGCTTTCTCCCCTGTGATGATTTCAAAGGTTTCGGGCATATCCCGGCAGATGCTCACCATGCTCCCGGTGTACCAGTTTGTAACCCCGACACCGGCATACGCGAGGCAGATCCGCACCAGTTCGGAGCAGTCAACATTGACATCAACCTGCACCTTCGCCGGGTCAAAACCCACCTTTGCGGCCTCTTTGTAGCCGCTCAGGCGGTCATTCTGGCTGTACCCGAAGTGGTTGTTATCACAGGCCGCCTGCATGGCGTAAGCGCACTTCTCGCGCCTCTGAGCGTCCCTCAGGCGGATGATAACCCACCCTTTTTTATGCAGGTACCAGTTCTGTGCGGAGACTTCCATGCCGCCTTTCTGGTCGCCCCGTCTGCCGCCGGTGATGCCGCTCTTTTCGTCCGAGCGGGCTGATCCGATCTTAACCGCCATAGTCTTCGCCCTCGTAGTGGTCAGTGCTGATCTTTAGCATCACGCCCAGAAACGTGTCCACCGCCATGATGGTCAGCGGGATCGGCTCGGCGAACGGCAGGCTCCAGATCTGTGCAAGCGTGGCGTACAGAGTGGCGCACGCAGGCAGGACGATCTGGGCGATATACTTAAGCAGGTCATACGTTTCGTTGCTCATCTTAAACATGCTTACCTCCTATCGAGTGCTTCACACGGTCTCTTTCCTCTGCCTTTTTGGCATTGTTCCATTTTTCCATTGTTCCGACAAGATACACAATTAAGTGGACTGTTCCTTGCCCCGTAAGGCCAGCGTGTCCAGTCTCTGCATTTCAGGCTTTCAAATAACGAATATCGTAATCAAAAATAGAAGATCTTCTCTTCTTTAGCTTGTGCCGCACTTGCTCTGGTTTTTGCTTGTATTTGTCCGCGATATATTCCGCGCACTGAATCATTGACGGGAAATAAACAATTTCCGTTTTGTCTTTCAGTATTATCTGGACAGGTTTCGCAACGTATTTCATTGTATATTGATAACAATTATTCGTTGCCGTTTTAATAACACGCTCGGAAAGACGGCGATTTTTCATCTGATCCGAATGCGTGACATACCTTAGATTCCAGTGCCAGTTATTATGCGGATTTCGGTCGATATGGTCTATTTCCATTCCATCCGGCCTTTTCCCGAGCCAACATTCTGCGACAATGCTATGCATCGCCACCCGTCTCGGTTTCCCTTTTATGGAAACGAATGCGGCGTAATACCCAACGCCTTTTGTGTGGTGCATATCATTTATGATCTTAATCTGCTTTTTTGATTTGATATTGCGAAGCACAGTGCCATTCTCGTTTACTTCGTATAAAAACTGAAGCGATGGCACAGCCCGAAACTCAAGATTTGAATTTTTAATACTCATCCCTTGATGCCTCCCTAGTTATTATTTTACTTCTGACCCTTCCTAGAGTCCGGCTAGAGAAACCCGATTGCTCGGTTTACGCTGTTGTCCGGCTTACTTTGTCGGTTTACCGGTAATCCTTCTGATGCGTTCAAACATGACGCCTTTCCCCAGTTTCTCCGCTGTCATGTGAATCACCTCCTTAAAACTTGTGCTCGGCAAAAAGCCGTTGATAGACTTCTTTGATGTTCTGCTCTGCCATCGTGGTGCGGCTGTTTTTAAAGTCGGGATGCGCTTCACAGTACTTTTCATAGTTGTCTATGTCTTCCAGTGTCTGCAAGAAATAGTCCCTTGAGTGCTTTACGTTGTTGTAAAGCTCATCGTTAAACCGCAGTATGTGCGTCCGGGCAAGAACTGCGTCCCGCTCGTTGATGGTGTCCTCTATCTTGCCCACCTTCTTCGCGATCTCCCGGAGCTTTTCGTCAATGTCCCCGATGATCACCTTCCTGAGCGTCCGCCCGACCCATGACCACGGGTTAATTTTGATGGGAGCGATCTGCACAAGCGTGACCGCTCCCACGACAGTGATCTCCGGGTGGAGCTTGATAAAAGACCATATCATCTGCCACACGTCACTCATCTCCCTTTACTCCGCCGGTTCGGCAGTGTGGTTAAAGCTCTCTAGTCCAATCTCCTGCCCCGTCTCGGTCATAAGCACCACGGAGTGAACCGGCACCTGAGAGATGGCGGCAGTCGCACAGATGCCATGAAAAATACTTCTTGCCTGAAAGAAATCATCCGCCGTACTGATGGGCGGGACTGCAACAGAACCGTCTGCAAATTTCTGGAGTTCGATAATTACATACTTCATGGTTTATCTCCTTTACTCAGAATAGATTACGTGATAAAGAAATTCGACGTTCGCCGGGAAGTAGACCGTGTTGCTCCCGGAGTAAGACCCTATATACAGTTTAAGCGTCTTGTTGTCAGGCATATATATGATCCCCTTTCCACCAGATGCTTGAGCCGGTGTGGCTTGCGACAGCATATAGACGCTCGATGCCGTGCCAGCCATTGCACGCGCATCTGTGGTACTTGACTTATATGCCGGAGATATCACAAAGCGGTTTTTGCCGCCAGTGCCGTCGTAGGAGGGTACTCCCCATGTGCCTTTAACTGCCGTATACGTTAGCACGGCATACGGAGCGATCATGTCTGTATATGGCCCGGACGTGTTATAAGCACCGGCCGAAGGCTCGATGCAAACGACCACAGGGAACCCGTTGCCATTATAAGGGATGTTGACCGTCAGTACGGAATTTGTGATAGTGCCGGTAAACGTCCCGGACACACAGTTGGACGCACCGCCGCCGCCGCTTGCCGTCCCCTGAGTGAGCACGCCCAGAGCGTCGAAAAACTGCTTACCGGACGCCACGTCTGCGGCTTGTGCGGTCGTGTCGGAGACGTCGGTAAAGGTAGCCGTCCCGCCGCCGGTCTGCGGCAAATCTACGGCGGGGACATCCGTATAAGACGCCCCCGCTATCGTTACATTTTTAGCCATATCCTACCTCCTTACGAGATAGAAAGAACCTTTGTGGTGCCGTCCTGCGAGATGGTCGGGACAGTCAGGCTCCCGGTGATTTCGCCGTTTGCGTTGTAAGCCTTTGCACCTGCCAGAAGATCACTGGCGGTTGCGGTCGCGGATGCCGTGTCGTAGAAATTCGCGTCCCCGCCGTTGTTGACTTTCGGGACTTTGATGTAAGGGACTTCCTGATAACTCACGCCATTAATTACTACACTTGCCATTTTTATTCTCCTTTACGATATGCGGAGGTACCCGCCGTTGTAGTCAACCCGCCCATAATTTGCCGGGATTGCTCCGATAGTTACATCATCTAGCATCATCAGCTCTGCCGTTGACAGGGTCTGCGCCTCCTCGCCCGGTGTGACGGTGTACGGCCCCGCATACGTCCCCGGTGCTATGACCTCCGGGACAGTAAGCCGCCCGGACAGGCCGCCAACAGCCGACAGCGTGCCGGTCAGCGTCCCGGCTATGCTTACACTTGACATATCAGTGCACCTCCGGGGTCAGGGTGAAGGAGCCGGTGGCGACAAAGGTATCCACAGCCCCGTCCGCGTGGGTCAGTTCAATATCATACACATAGTCGCCGAAACCTAACTCCTTCGTGTCCTCCGGGTCAATCTGGAGAACCAAGGTATCAGTCGGGATGGTGACCACCAACAGCGGCTCGGTGTCCGTGTACTCCGTATAACTCGGGTTCATGGTGCTGTGCTTTAAGGCGAACCTCACGCTGTCACCCTCCTGCGGCTCGTACGGCTCCCCCGCCGGGGTGGTGATCGCCACTTCGGCCCGGAGCGTGTCGCCGCGGGTCATCTTGATCTTGTTGTTTTTGATCGTGATCATGTGCTAGTCCTCCAGCATAAAGGCAAGTGTGTCCATATCGTTGTCAGTCAGCTCGATGTCCCCCAGGGAGTCAACCGGCACCTTCTTGACTTCGATGTCCGTGTCCTGTGCCAGGATCTCCGACTGTGCCCTGGTGAACTCCTGGACAAACTCCGGGCGGATCTGTCTGCCGCCCTCCGCAGCGGTTGAGTGGGCATCGTCAAGATACGGCTCGCGCGCCTCCTGCAACGCCTCGTTGATCAGCGCCGCCGCCCTGAAGAGCTTGTCCATGTTCAGTCTGCGTTTCCACGCCACCGAGGCGGGGAGCTTTAAGGCTGTCCCATTGCGGTAGGCTTCCGTGATGGCTAAAATATCGACATTCTTCATTTGACTCCTCCCTTCAGCTTTGCAATCTCCGCTTCGAGCTCCGCAATGCGCTTCTCATGGTCCTGCTCCACGGCAAGCATGGGCGGGACGATGTAGCGCACGTTCCAGTCTTCCACTGCTCCGTCCGCCTTGTCTGCCGCGATGGGGTAGGCCTCCGCCACGTCCTCCGCGATAAAGCCTGGGACAGGCTTGTTGTATCTCTGATCATTCGATGAGATATAGCCCTTGTTATACACAAAGGACTTTACAGGGATGTTCAGGATGTCTTTCCAGCCCGTCAGAGGCTTGATATTGTGTTTATATCGTTTTGAAGAGGACGTACTGCGATAGAGCACCCCGGCGGGGCTGGAGTAAACATTCCCCGTGCTCGTGGTGGTCGCATCTGCCAACGCAGGGACAACCACAAGCGGTATATCTGCCTGTGTCATATACATCATCCATTTTGCGAGGGTGGCGTTGTAAACCCCGCTCGCACCACCGGCAGATGCCCGGAGATGAACCTCTACCTGTGAATTTTTCGCCGCGACATTACGGACGGAGTTCGTTGTAATCTCTGCCATCAGCGTGCCGCTTACAGTGGTGTCGCCCGCCACAGCACACGCCAGAACGCCGTCTGCATCCTTTGACAGCAGAAGCCCGGATGCTCCGCCGCCTTCCTCGGTTGGTGTCTCCAGAACCAGGCGGATGTTGTTCGCGCCGGTGGTCAGGATCTCTGTCTGAAGTGCGGCATATCTCGCACCGTTGGAGTCCGTGAAAGTCAGGTTGCCGAACAGGTTTGATGTCGGAGCAGTGCCGCGGACATAGTTGTTAACCTGCCGGTAGTAATGCCCGACAGACACCACGCCGGGCACGCCCGTGAACAGGTTCGAAAAAGCCACCTTTCTGTTGACTGTCCCGTTATCCACAGGGAAATAATATGTGCTGTTAAGCGCCGTAACCTCTGAGAGGTCTCTTATTTTCATTCGGTCTTCCTCCTCCGTGTGCGCTTTGCTTCGAGGGCTTCAAGCCGGGTTTTCACCTGCTGATACTTGTGCAGGAGGATCATGGACAGCTCGATGTAGTTGACGGCATACCCTGCGGCGTCTACCGTGACAATTCCCGTATCAGTCAAGCCCAGTTCTTCAAGGATGCTCTCGGTTTTTCTGGCTCCCACTCCGATATGCAGGCGCTTGTCTTCGCTGTCCTTCCACCTGAAGAAAATCGGCTCGATGCGGTCAATCAGCTCGTCAAGTTTATCGTCCCAAGGGATGATGTCCTTCTGGTTTTCGTCTGACCGCTGAATCACGCTGTATGCGCTCAACGTACTGTTGATGTATGCAGACCCATGAACGCGGAACTCATACCCCGAGAACGCCGCACCAGACCCGACCGTCAAACCGTTTGATATCTGTGTATAACCGTTGGTCTGTCTCGATATGGTAGCGGGATAAGACTGATTTGCCCCGAGCGTGATGGTGTTCCCGTTCATGGTCAGCGTACTCGCCAGCGTCATCGCTCCGCTGAAGTATGACGTACCGAGAAAATGGAATCTCTGATCTCTGCCGCCCGGGTTCAGCCCGCAGTTAAGAATAAAGTCGGACATATACCCGACGCCGCCGCCGCTTGTCGTGTATCTGTGGCCGATGCCCAGATAAACAGCGTTTTCACCTGCGGCAAAAGCCACGCCTTCACCGTACTCATCCGAACTGCCAACAGGAGAAATTCTGCCGGTTTCATCCCCTCCGCTGAAAAAGCGTATACGCCCCGCAGTAACTCGTGTGGTTCTGGTGCCGTCAGTGGTGACGAAAACGCCGGTGTTCAGGTTCCAACTTGTATCGCCGTTCTGAGCGCTCAGCGTGCCCGTCTTGACATTGTTCGCCGAAATATTGCCGATGGTCAGCGAGCCGGTATCAAGGTCAATTTTCCACGCGCCGTTAGTAATCGACCCGGTCAGCTTGCTCACTGCGATGCTGTTCGCCGCGATGCGTGACGCGCTCAGTGTGCCTGTGGTGATGTTGGTTGCCGAAATGCCGCTTGTGATGAGGCTCCCGGCAATGCTCCCGGAAGTGGCAGTCACCGACCCGGAAAAGATCCCGTCTGTCGCCCGCATGATACCGTTGATCACGGAGAATTTCGGGGTGATGATCCACTTGTTGTTGAGGGATATGTCCATACCCTCATTGGAGTACGCACCGCCTGTGTAGTCGTAATCAAATGACCTGAGGTCGCCTGCGGTTACCTGCCCGAGGTCTGCCTTGATGGACGACAGCGTGGAGACGTTCAGCTTATTCGCCGTGATGGTGCCCGCGCCGATCACATCGGCGGACAGCGTGCCGGTCTTGATATAGGTCGCATTAACGTACAGCTGACCATTCTCCATAAAGATGCCCTGAATCGTTCCTCCACCGGTCAGCCGGTTGAAGATCTCTGCCTGAGTAAAGGACGCATTCAGTGCATTAACCGCGGAGTCATCCGTGTATTTCGAAGCAAGCACCCAATCAGCCGCGGCATAACTCTGTGAGGACGTCTTCGCCGTGGCGCACCGCTTGATGTCTCCGTTGCTCCCCTGTACCCACAGATCACCCACATCATAGGGTGGCGTGGGAGTGGCAACAAACACCCGCCGCTTATGGTCTGCTGTGTCCTGTGCCGCCTGAGCCGCCGCCAGTGCCGCGGATACATCGTCGTCCGTGATGCGGATCCACTTGTATGTGGTGCCGTCCAGAACGAATCTGTAAGCATACCCCGTGGTGGAGTCATAGAACAGATCCCCCAGATGGTCATTTTTTAAGGCGGTCGTTGTCCAATCACTCGCAGGCAGGTTGTTCAGGGTTGGCGCGTAATTGTAATACCAGGTCGCGATATTGCCGTCTATCTGGCTCTGAAGGTCAGATATATCCGCGTTGATGGTCAGAACAGCATCCGCCAGAGCCTCCGCCGCGGCTGCCTCTGCCGCATCCTGCGCGCTCTGTGCAATCTGCGTGATGGTCTGCCCGCCTACGGTGGTGCTATCGGCAAGCCGAAACTCGCCTGTATCAAGATCCCAGTAGTTTGTACCCAGTGCGTCCGACAGAAGCCCCGCGCGGATCACCTGAGCGTTAAGCGTGCCGGACGTGATCCAGTCTGCGACAAATCTGCCGTCTATCGTCCATGCGGAGAGGAACGGCCCCTGGTACCCGGTTCGTGAAAACCCGATGCCCGTGCGGTTGATCCTGAGGACGTTGGACGCCGTGTTGACGTCCGGGGTGTCCATGATCAGGATCTCCTGCGGCTGGCCCTCCGCGTTGGTGGTGGTCACCACATACCCGCCCAAGCCGCCGTTGATCATCTGGGTCGCCTTGTCAATGGCGTACACCATGGAATCCTTTGAGGCGGCCTGCTTCATGATCTCCTCGGTCATGCGGCTTGTCAGGGTCTCCGCAAAGGTTGAGCGTGCCTTGCCCAGCTCCACGGAGGTGTATTCTTCTTTGATCGGATCATATACGGTTTTAATTACTTTTGCGGTCGCACTTACTCCCAGAGTCGGATGCGTAATTGTGACCGTGTCGCACAGCCCCACCCTCTGGAGGGCCTGCACATTTTCATACTCCGACAAATCCCAGATCTGTGTGAAACTGACAGTAATATTCTCGTCAATCTTCCACGCGTCCGTCCGGGAGAATTTCGTTCTGGCCTTGTCCCGCAGTTCTGATACGGTCGGCTTTTCGTTAAACTCCGAGCTCATGTCAAGCGGCTGAAACGTCCGTACCTCGTAGTCAAAGACGAAGGCTTCATCCGTGTCCCCCGTGATCTCCTCTGCTGTGTCTGCCGTCCATGGTGCGGAGTCGGCAAGTGCCACATCATCCGACAGCAGGAAGATCTCCGGGAGCATCACAAGCCCGCCCTCATCGCTGTACCAGTACGGCACCACGGCGTTATAATTCCCCGCAAGGTCTTTTTCTTCCGTGATGTCGATCATATTCTTGCCGTAGCGGATGGAAACACCGTTATCCGCGCCCCTGGCACCGGTCAGGATGACATTGAAGTCATCAAACCGATATTCTCCACCGTACACGTCAAGGATCGAGCCGTCTGTCCCGGCAAGCATGGCCCGGATGGTGGACGGGGCTGTGATCTTGTAGTTTAATGCCGTGTCAAGCGAGGACGTGAACACAAACGGGTCATTGCCGACCCCGTGCGCCTTCAGGGCGCTCATGGCTTCCGCAGCCGTGCCGTTGATCGAGAACGGAGTGACCACGATGTCATTCAGGCGGTATGAAATATGGTGCGCCCAGAAAGTGACATCCCCGTCGATCGGAGCAGACCTTTTATAGACTTCGAACGGCTGCGGGTCTCTCGTGTGGTCGAAAGTGGTGTAAACTATGCAACCAAGGGCAATGTCCGAATAATGTGCGCCCGTGATCGGGTACACCATCTCCAGTTCAAAGACACCGTTTCGCTCCTCCGTTACGCTGATGGTCTTGCAGTCCGGGAGCCTGCCCAGACCGTTTGAAGTAAACTCTGTTTCGTCCCGTGGATACAGTACAGGGATCATAAGCGCCACCACCTAGGCTTGATTTGAACTTTCGTGATATTTGTGCCCAGAACAATGTTTGTGCTACCTGGCTTAAGCGTCGGAAAGTCGTTATTGCTTACAGAAACGTATTTATTACAGTTGACGGTGCCGTTGTAGGCGTCCATCATCTCGCAGTCAATGTCGATGTATTCATAGGGGGACTGTGTGGAGATCTGGACATACTCCGCGCCCAGATACACACGCCCGGTGCCATATATACGCATCCACGGCTGAGACGCGAACAGCGTGGGATTGCTTACGGATCCGTTCGCCGTCAGCTCCGTGACTTCGTCCCCGCTCAGCAGGTATCTCTGCGGTTTGCAGTTGAAACTCAGGCTAAACTCCCCCGCCTTCAGGTCGCGGATCATGTCGGGCTCAAACGGCCCTTGGAACACGGCAAGCCGGAACTCATCCGGGTTGTACGTGTCGATCAATCTTTTGTACCCGGTCAGCGATAAAAGAAGGTTTCTGAGGTTCATTAGGTTCGTTTTTACGTCAGACATACAAAAAGCCGGATACACCAATTCGATGTTATCCAGCCGTTTTTCGTTCCCTATTAACGCGCCATTCCTCCCGGGTATCGTCTCGATGGAGTAGGCGCGTGCAGGAGCGGAGAATGTCCCGCTCCCGCTGATGTACACCCCGAAATCACGGGAGTCGTTTCCGTCAAAGGTAAAATAATTTCTCATGCCAGTCCCGCCGCCCTTCTCTGGTTCTGGAGTGCTATAAGGCGTCTCTGTACCGCGTCCGCCAGCTCATTGACGTTCTGGCCCGCCGCGCCGTTGACAGTGATGTAATAGTTTGTATCGCCCGCCGCGCCTACGATCTCCCGGAGCTTGCGCTCACCGAGGACGATCTCACCGCCGGGGCCGTCGCCAAAGCCCTGCAAGCCGTACGGAGTAGCGAGGACAGTGGGCCGTGTGAACATCAGCGGGTTTTCATATGCCCGCCGGTTCCATGACACTTTAAAGCCCTTCGGGTATTTCATCTCTTTGCCGAACACGTCCACATAACCCCAGTCAAGGGAGATGCTCGGCAGTTTCGGTTTAGGAAGTGTCAGCTTGATGTTGTTGAACTTGTCCTTGATGGCGTCAACCTTTTCTGCCGCTTTCTTCCGTACCTGTTCGAATCTGTCTTTGACCTTTGCGATAACCGGCCCCATGGCGTTATGAATCCGGGTTTTCATGTTCTTAAATTTGATGTCGTCCGGTTTGACAATGTCTGCGATCTTCTGAGCCGCAATCTTCCGTGCCTCTTCGAACTTGGTCGAAATGGCATTGTACACGGTTTTGCCGCCGTTTTCTGCGTTGGTGGCGGCTTCACCCAGATTAGACTTGACGTTGTTTTTCAGCGTCTCGAAAGCGGTGGTTGCCTTGTCCTTCGCGTCTTCAAACTTGCTCTTGACGGTATCGAAAATGTTACCGGCCTTGGTCGTGATGCTCGTCTTTGCCGTCTCGAACTTGGTTGTTGTCTCGTTCTTCAGCTTTTCAAAGGCTGTGGCGGCCTTCGTCTTCGCTTCTTCGAACTTGTCCGCCACTGTCCGCCGGATGTTCTCCGCGGCGTTCGTGAGGTTCGTTTTTGCCGTGTCAAACTTGTCAGAGGCCTCGCTCTTCAGTTTCTCGATAGCGGTCGCCGCTTTGGTCTTTGCCTCTTCAAATTTTTCGGACACGTTTCTGCGGATGGTCTCTGCCGCATTGGTCAGAGCCGTCTTTGCCGCTTCGAATTTCTCCGTTGCGGTATCGTGGAGCGTGCCCACGGCACTCACAACAGCATCCCTTGCCGTCTCAAACTTCGCAGTGACGTTTGCCCTTAGTGTTTCGAAGGCCGTGGTTGCCTTGTCTCTTACTTTCTCGAACTTGTCCTTGACATCATCGTGAACTTTCTTTGCCGCCGCCGTGACGTTCGTCTTCAGTTCGTCCCACTTGGTGCCGACCACTTCCGCCACTTTCTTCGC